CTGAATACAGATACCTATCAATTAAGTATTGAAAGTAGTTATTATCTACACCATATTCAATATAGTCAGACTTCTTGTTTTCTTGAATTATAGGGCTTGTGTAAGCACTTAAATTTACAATTGATATATTACTCATAAATTATAAAATCGTTGTTTGTAGCGTGTGCTACATATTCATCCTTGTTTACTGTGTAATCTTTTAATACTTGATTTGTACAAAACACTTTATCTTTATATACAACCTCAACACCGTTTTTAATAGTTAGATTGTAAAATGTATTTTCTTTTAAATCAAATGCAGTTGTAGTTGTCAAATAATATTTATCTAAAGCAAATGATGCAGAAATAGTCTGTACTTCATTAGTAGTTTCGTTTCTTAATACAATAGTATCTGCTCCATAACTACGAGGTATGAATTTTAAAACTTGTGCAGCTTCTTGTTCTTTTAAGATTATCATTCTTTTTTTTATTTAATAATAAATCTATTCAATTATTGTTATTTAAAACAAAAAAAGGGCAGCCGAAGCCACCCCTTTTCCAATCAAAAAAACAAACAATTATGAACCTGAAACTACTGTAAATCCTGCAGCAGTTAAAGTAGTAGTCAAGAAGTTTGCAGGTACAGGCTCTTGCCCTGATAATGTCAAAGTATATCCTGACAAATCACCCATAGCAGCACCTGTTACAATTGTACCACCTGATACATCCATTCCGTGTTCTAAACCACACAAGAATAAGTTTCCGTTATTATCTTCAACAATAACTTGTGGACGTCCGTAAGCTAATAATTTAATTTGTTTGTGGTCTACAATAGACAATTTCTTCAAAGTTAAGTTCAAAGTTTGTTCAAAGAATGTAGTTCCATTTTCTCTTGAAGAAGTAATTGCTTGTTCAAATGAACTATTACCTTTCAAGTCATATTTGTATGCACTTGGAGTACCTGCAACTGCACTAATAGCATCTGTATTAGTAGCGTCATAAGTTACACCTGTCATATCACCCCAATTTACAAAGTAAACTGATTTTAAACCACCATTGCTATCTTTGCAAGGTTCAATTCTACCTAATGAAATTTCACAAGCCATTTTTTATATTTTTATAAGTTAATAAAAAAAAGGGATGGCATTTTACCACCCCTTTCATTTTAAAAAAGCTAATTTTTAGTTAGCAGAGTTTGTGATTCCGTAAGTAACGATATCTTCTACAATTCCGTATTGAACAGCAGCAGTAAATCTCATTACTACACGAACGTTTTGTGATCCATCAACTGGTGCCATATCAATTACTTGAACTTCATTTTGGTCAGATAACAAACCTGTTCCAAAGAATAAGTTAGATTTTTGAGCAGCGATAGCAGTGTTAGATGCAAGCCCGTTGGCAACAAATATTTGTACTCCATCAAAAGATAAAGATCCGTTGTTATACCATTGAGTCCCCATTGCATTTGTACCATTAGCTCCCAATCCTGACGCAGCAAATCCGCCTAACGCACGAACGTAAGCTCTTGCAATATTTTGAGAAACGTAGATATACAAATCTTCTTTTCCGTATAAAGCGGCCGGGATAGCGTCCACAATCTTACCTAATTCCGCTACTACATTAGAAGCCGTAACGGTGGTACCTGCAACTTCGTTAGCAGTTGGTAAAGCAGCATCAGCAGCTAATAAAGCAGCAAATCCATTGAATTCACCTGCATTAGCAGTAGCACCTCTCCAGATGTTTTGTTCAGTTTTTTCAGCAACCTTAGCAGCAACGTGTCCGATTAAATAATCAGCAAAGCTTGGAGGCAAAGAATCGAATGCGCTGTACCCCATAGAAATACTTTCCCAAGTTGCGTGGAAATCTTTTTTACACAATTGTAAATTTACTTGGAATTCCTCAACTGTAAGAATTCTCTCGCTTAATGTTACAGTAGATGTAGCAGAAAAATCACAGGTAGCATCTTTAACGATACCATCAGTAGCAATTTTTTGAATTACAGATTTATACTTAACATTAGGCATTACCTCAATTCCACCATTTTCAATAGTAGAAGCAGATAATAAAGCAGCAGAGATATATTTTGAAGCAAATTCTCCCGCGTAACTTGTTGTAATAGAAGTCGTTGTAGCCATTTTTATTTATTTATTTTAGTTTATTATTTATTAAAAAGTTTTGCCATCACTCTATCTTGAGTAGTTAATTGGCGATTAGATGCGAATTTTTGAACATTTACAGCTTTTACTTCAGGTGAATGTGTTAATGGTTCAACACTTAATTCAACTTCTTGAACAGGAGAAGATTTTAAATCTTCATCAGTTTTGTCTTCTTCATCAGCAGAAAGTTTAACACCTTTCAATTCAGCAATTTCATTTCTTAATTTTTCAATTTCAGAAAAGAACATTTCTTTAGAAACAGATTCAACAATTCTTTTAGGAGTAGCTACAGGAGCAGATGCTTCAACAACAACTTCTTCTTCAGCAGGTGAAGGTACTTCTTCTTCGTTTGCTGGCATTTCTTCTTCAGGCATTTCAATAGCAGCAATAACACCTTCAACGTCTACCTTTAGGATGTTTCCATCTTCTAAAGCGTATTCACCTACAGGCATTGCAATTCTATCTTCTTTATTAACTATAAAAACAGCCATTTCAGGTTCAAAAGCTTCTGCTTCGATTACCGTGCCGTTCTCAAGTTTCATTTGGGCAAGTTTTACTTCCATACCCAAAAGAGTTTTGATTTCATTAATTACACTCATTTTTATTAATTTAATTATTAATTATTAAGAAGGCTTTTGATACAAAGTTTTTAATTTAGGAACTAAAGTTTGTATTTTAGTAACTAAATCAGCAGCTTCTTTAAAACCATCAATCTTCATAGCGTCATTAGGATTCAAGCCAAGTTCTTGAGCAGCATCCATAATTCCAACTAAATCTCTTTCTAAGCTATTTGCAGAATTTTCAGATGAAGATAAAACATCTTGAAAATCAGAATAAGCTTTTTTATATGCTAAAAAAACTGAATCTATTTTAGATTCGCTTTTCATTAAGCTATCATCAATTTTTTTAATTTCAGAAAGAATAGCAGGTGCTTTTTTAGCTAACTCTACTTTATGTGAAGCAAGTTCTGTACTATTTGATTTCCAAAGCTTGTTGAAAACCGTTTTTTGTTCGCTCATTGTAATTATTTTTAGTTATTAATAATATTATTTTTATTTGTTATAAATTAGGATGTTATCCGTTACTTCTAACAATAGTTTTTACACCATCAACTACAGTTACTGTAGCACCACCTTGTTGTACTGTGCTACCAATTCCTTGATTAGCTAATTCTCCTGTGCAGTTTTCAATTGCATATTTGCCATCTTTTCCAAGACAACCTCTCTTACCACCTTTTGGTGAACTTGATTTACCCATTAGTTTATAAATTATGTTTAACAATTATTTCTTTTATTTTGTTGATTAATTCTTCTTCTTGTTCTTTTTGTAAACTCATTTCTAATTTGTCTGCAAAATATCCTTCAATAGAAAAGCCTTTCACCTTACCTGTTTTAACAAAGTCATTCCAAATAGTATCATTATTTACTTTCATTGAAACCATCCAAGAACCTACTGGTGCATTTAAACCATATTTTTTAGACTTATCCATTTCAATATCTTCTACAATCCAAGATTCAACTACAGACAAATCATTTATCTTTTTTTGGTGTTCTAATGTAGCGTTGTTTTGGTTGCTATTCATTAAAAATAATTCACTTGCCTTTTTTACAGTTGCATCTGAAAAGAAAATGTAATACTCATCATCACCATTTCTTCTGTAGATATTTTTATTTGGAATTAAAGCCGCACCCATTAATATACGCTTTTCATCATCCACTTTCGCAAGTAATAATTGTTGGTTTAAAGCAATAAAGTTTTCTTCTATTGCAGGAAACTCTACTACAGAAATAGCATCAACACCTGCTAAATCTTCTTTTTCGTCTATTATTAATTCTACTATTCGCATTTTATTTTTATTTATAAATTAAATTATTTGTTTTTTGTTAATTTCCTAATGTAGCAGTCTTAACAATATTTCTATCTAAACTTTGTGCAGTAGTAACATCATTTGATACTACATAAGCTTTAACAGGTGCTTGACTACCTAATGTTTGTGCTATTTGGTTTTGTCCTGAAGTACCTACTACGTTAAATGAAGGCGAAGCTGGAGCTGAAGCACCACCTAAAGAAATTGGAGAAGGAGCTACTCCGCCACCACCACCGTAAGGAACTTTTACAGAAGTAATTGCTTTAACTGCTTTAAAACCTGTAGCCAATACAGTAGCAACGTTTGCTACTTTAGCGACTACATCAAATGGCGAAGGTAAAGTAGATTTTTGCTTTAATGCTTCAGTAACTCCGACATAGGTGTTAATAGTTGCACTTGCTATACCTAAAGCTTTTCCTGCTACTGTGTCTCTACCTGCTAAATCAGATAATTGACCTAATACAGAAGCAGCTTCTTGAGCTTGTGCTATTTTAGCTTTATATTCTTCTTCAGTTATTTTCTTTCTTGCTTCGGCTAATGCTTTTTCATTTTCAGTTCTTTTAACATCTTCAGCTGCTAATGCATCTACCATTGCGGTTGCATCAGTTAAAACTTTAGCGTCATAAGCTTCTTTTTCTAATGCATCAGCTACTCTTTGAGCTCTATTTACATTATCAATTCCAATTTGAAAATCACGTTCTGCTTGAGCTATCTTTTCTCTTTCAGCTTTTGCTAATTTTTCTCTTTCAGTTCTTTCTTTTAGTAAAGTTTTTTGCGTTTCTGCTTCTTCTTTTTGTTTAGCAATTCTTTCATCAGCAGCAGCTTTTGCGTCAGAAGTTTCTTGTCTATTAAGCATTTTTCTTTGCTTATTCAACTTGATTCCTGTCATTGCGTTTTCAGTTTCTGCTTCATTCAACGCAATAGTTAAATCCCTTAATTCTTGCTTTGATTTCTTTTCAGCTTCACCGCCTAATGCTTTTGCTCTTTCTTTTGCTATTCTTAAATCTTCTGCAGCAATTCTAACCTTTTCAGCACTTGATGCTTTTTCAGCTTTTGTTACTTCAGCTAATGCTTTTTTCTTTTCATTAATAGAAGCAGTTTCATCTGTTAATATTTCACGGGATTGTACAAGTAACTTATTAGTTTCTGATTGTACTACAGCTTGTTGTTTTCTTGCTTTATCTACTGCTTGTTGTTGCTTTGTTAAATTATAGATAATTTTTGCAGTAGTTCCGTCAACCGCATTACCCAATTGTTTATAAGAAGTAGTTGCTTCTTTATTAGCTTGTTTTATAGATTCAGCAGCTCCTTTAAAATCTAATGTTATAAACTTATAGGCAGCAGAAGTTAAACTAATAAAAGCTCTACCTAATCCAAATATTGCATCTTTTAATTGAACACCAACACCATCAATAGCAGCCCAAATAGCTTTTATTTCTTTACCACCTGCAATAGAACTTTGAAATGCTTCATATAAAAACTTTAATCCTGCGACTACACCTGCAATCATTAATCCAATTGGATTAGCAATTAAAGCCATAAATTGAGTAGACAAACCAGAAGCAGCACCTTGAGCACCTTTTAGGCCGGGGATTAGTGATTCAGCACCTTGTTTTAATTGACCAAATACTTCACCTAATTTAGAACTTTTATTTACTTCTTCATTTAAAGTTCCTGCTTCAGTTTTTACACCTTTTAAACTTTCTTTTAATTCATTTACTTTTTTAGAAGCATCAGGAATATTAGTGGTTATTTTTAATTCTACTGTTTTTACTTCAGCCATTTTATTTCTCTTTTTATTTGATTAAATCCTTTTGCCCAACTGTTTGGTAATTCGTATTTACCTTTGGCTATTTCTATTGTTTCACTTTGTCCGTAATGATTATCTAACATTAGCAGATTTAATATTTGTTTTATCATACTACTCTAAAATCGTTTATTAATGTTAAACTAACTTCACCTGAATTCAAATCTATATTCATATTATCAATTAAATATCTTGTATCTCGTATTACAACTCTATCATTTAGTTTTAATTTAGTCAATAAACTAATAGGTAAAATTGCTTTTAAGTTATACTTTCTTGATTTGACATTGTATATATTACTTAAATAATTATAATAATATACGTTGTATAAACTATTTTCAATTGGTGTTAATAATAAAGAACTAATGTCATTACTAAAATTTAAACTATAATTTGTTGAACCAATCAAAGTATCTTGACCGAAGCAGTTATATGTAGTAACATTAGTTGTAGTTGTATCATATTTTAAATAAAAATTACAGCTTTGTAATGTGTTATAGTCGTATAATATAACTGGTTTTGTTTGATAGTTTTTAAAGTCTTGCTTTAATGCGTAACCAACTTGTAAATTTTGTCCAGTTAACTTATTGAATAATAAATTTTCAAATGGTAATTGAACACCGTATTCTCCACCATCAGTATCTAAATCAGCTAATAAATCGCCATACTCTATTCCATTGTTAGAAGCATAAGCTACATTCATTAAAGATTCTGATTTTTGGTATTTAAAATTAATCTTCTTATAAGATTGTAATCTTTCAATAGAAATATCATCACTTAAAACGTATTGTGTAATATCTGTAATGTTTCCATCAGCATACCAAGATTCTAATTCTTGTATTTCGTAAACGTTTTTTTCATAGCTAATACAAGTTAAGTTAAACATCTTTAAAATACCACTAAAGAAATCTTCTACTTTAATATCTGGCATAAAAGAAGAAATGTTTACCAATCCTGAAGTAGTTGAAGAAGCTTTACTTGCTGTACCATTTGTAAAACCAGTTACAAATACTGTTAAAGCGTTTGAAAATGTCAATGGTGCTTCTGATTGAATATAGAATTCATAACTACCTACGTTTGCAGGTAAATCAGTTACAAAATTTAAAAGTGTGAACGTATTTGTAGCAGTGTTTTTATTTGGAACTGGAAAAGTTGTAGCTAATGAACCGTTTTTATAAAGTAGTATTTGGTAATCAATTCCAGTTGTAGCTGCTGTGATACTTAATTGAACAGATGTATTAGCAAAAGTAGAAGGTTGTACATACGTTAATGTGCTACCTAAAAACCAACGACTACCAACTGGAAACCCTGAACTTGTAGAAAACTCTATTTTAGTCAAGCTACTTTTAGGCACAAATGTTTCTGCATTCTTTAACCATAAAAAAGCGTTTTTAAATCTATTATCATTTAAGAAATCACCTTCAAATTTAATTCCATAATCAGATTCTATAGTGTCAAATACTTTACTCAAACGTAATGCAGGGAATAATTCTGAAGTTAGTATTGCACCACCTGAAGTAGTTATATTATCAGTAGTTCCTGTTTCACTCCAAACTCTATTTGAAGTAATTAAAGGGAATTTAACATCGTTAGTTATTGCACCACTAACTCTATCAACTACATCACCGCCAGTGTATGTAAAATTATAATCGCTAAAGTCTAAATCAAATAATTTCTTTTCAGCAAATGTATCTTTTAAAGAAACCAAACTACCAAAGAAAGTAATTGTATAATCTTGTGGTACACCATTTTTAATATTAGCTTTTTCTAACTGTATCTTACCTTTTCTAAATGGTATAGTGTCTAATTCAATATAGGCATCTTTTCTTTTTCTTGCATCAAATCCACTATCTAATGAATTGTTATACCAATGGCTAAATATTCTGTTATTTCTTTCATTAGCAGGTACTGTAAACGATTGGCTAAAATCAGTTCTTGTTTTTGAAATATCAGAAACGTCTTGAACTGAAGATGTAATAGAAATCTTTTCATCATCAAACAATTCAACACGTTTAGCAATTCCGTCTATATAAATATATAATCCTACTGTTACCATTAAATAACGTTGTTAATTAAGTTAAATGCGTAATCAAATTCTATTTCGTAATTGATATTTT